TCTGATTTATCTGATTTATCTGATTTATCTGATTTATCTGATTTATCTGATTTATCTGATTTATCTGATTCAGATTTTGTTTGGTCATATTCAATAAAAGTATTATCATCCATTATAATAATTATCAATATATAATTATTTAATAAAATTAATAGTGTGTAAAAATACTTATATATAATATGTAATAGTATATATTATGGGTGATATTGATGATAATATTGAATATTCAATAATGAAAATAAAGATATTAGCTGAAAAAATAAATAGTATACGGGATGAACAAATATTAAAAAAAATAAAAAATATTATTGTTGTAAATAATCCAAGTATTGAAATGACAAAAAATAGCAATGGCTTTTTTATTCGTTTTCAAAATTTAAAACCATCAACGTATGTTGATATAGAAAAAATAATAAATAAATTAGAACGAAAAAAAATAAAAAAATTATGTAAAACTGAAATTAGTCCATCATCTGCATCTTCTGAAACAAGTAAAACAGAAGATGATTTATTAAAACAAACTAGTTCTAAAAAATATAAATTAACAAACAATGAAATACATGTTATTAATAGAGCAAAATATGAAAAACAATTACGAAAAAATGAATTTAACGAAGAAGATGATAAATTGTATGCAACATGTGAAATAGACACCCCAGAACAAACAACAGAACTAACAAAAACAATAACAGAAGAACAAACTAATGATATTTTTGATAAAAAAACAACAACAACAAAAAAAACAAAAAAACAAAGAAAAAAATCTTCAAAAAAAAGAATAAAAAAAGAAAAAAATTGAAAAAATGAATAAATATATAAATATATTAGATTATTAATTATAAATGGATGAATTTGAAGGAGATCTTTTTTGTACACCAAATTCTACAAAAAGAAAACATAATGAAAATTCTGATGAGAAAAAGAAAAATGTAGAAGATGATGAAGAAGTAACAATTGACGATATTATAAAATTTGTCACAAATAATTTGTCAACTATAAGCAATATAGGATATTATGATTTAAATGAACCAGAGAAAAAGAAGGAAGAATTGAAAGAGTTACAATTTCAAGATATTAAAAAAATAGATGAATTTCCAGAACATATAGGAAAAGTATTTGGTTCTGTTAATATAAAGTTCATTCATACAGGTGTATTAAAATTTCTTGTAGCAGGAAATAAAGCAAATATATCATTTTATAGTAGTATTTTTACATGTTTGAAACCAAATTTTATGGTACAAATGACAGCATTTCAGTTTGATTTTTTATCTAAATTTTTGGATATATTTTTGATGGAATCAATAAAAATGTATTTTAATATATTTGGATTTAAAAAATTAGGATTGATGCGAGATGATTTGTATAATTTTATAAAGAATGGAATTATTAATCAATATGTGATACGATTTGTTGCTAACTATTTTCATGTAAATATTTTTGTATTAAACTTAGAGGATGATAGAATTGAATATTTTGATGAAGTATTTGTTCCATTTAAAAAAAATATATTTTTATTAAAATATTCTGATAACAATTTTGAACCGATGTTTACAGAATGTACAAGATTTTTTAATTATTCTGATACTATAATTCAGTTTATTATACAAAATAAAAATTTAATAAAGCAGTTTGATTATGGTAATGATCTTAAATTTGCTGTTCATTTAATTGAGCCCAATATTGAAGATAAAAAGACAGATATAGTTACAGATGATGTTAAAGAAAAATTTAGTAGAGTTGATCATTCATATAAACGAGAAGAATTAATACATATTGCATGTGATCTTGAAATTGAATTAAATGTAGGAAAAAAACCAAAAACAAAAACAATTTTAATCAAAGAAATAAATGAAAAACTTTTTGGAAAAATATAAATTTGTGTGTAAACTTTATTTATACATAAATTTAAATGTAAATTTGTGTGTAAATTTTATTTATAAAATATGACGTCATACTTTATAAATAAAATAATGAGTTCTAAAAATACTCCTTATTATGATGAAGATGCTGAAACAATGTCAGTATCATCAATTCCAAATCTAGAAAAATTAACATTTGATATTTTACTTATGTTAGATTTTATTGATTCACCTGCAATGGTGAATAAGTCAAAAGATGAAATTGAACGTATTGTTATTGCCAAGTATCAAGATAGAATACTTGTTGATATAATCTTACAATTACTTGAAAATAGAAAATATGCTTTAAACAAATTAATTAATATGTTTGAATCAATGCAAAAAGCTGTTAAAGTGAATGATAATAAAATACTACGACAAGAATATGAAAAATTTGGAGAACAGCAAAATGAAGAATTTGTTTATCCTAAATTTGGAGGAAAAGATAAATTTGAAAAAACAATTATAGACATGAATAACAAAGCACTTGCTAAACAAGAAGAAGAGAAATTAAAAAAAAATTGATTTAGAAAATCTTAAATGGATGATTGAAATTAATGTATTTAACATAGAAGGATTATTTTGTTGTGCATATATATCATATAAAAAAAATTTTTGCCAACAATATATTACAATAATAAATTATCTAATTTTAACATATCCAACAATCAAATTATGTGATGAAAAATGTTACAAAGAATTAAATATTAAACCATAAGTTTAATATTTAATATTTAATCAATTTATTTTGTTGTGATTCATTTGAATAATTTTTCATTTGTATACATAATTCTTTTTGTTTTGCATATTGACTAATTTTTGGAAGGTACATATCAATCCAGAATTTAGTAACATCAATTTGATGATCACGTGCTTTTTGATACATTTCACCATAATAGTTACGTTGTTTAGTAAATATAGCCATTTCATTAATTGTTTTGAATTGATGATTTGCTATTTCACGTGAAATTTGTGCAACTGCATCGGTTAATGATTTTTCTAATTGATATTCGGGAAATATATCAATAACAAATAATTCATTTGGTTTATTACGTATTCCAAGTAACAGATCATCTAATTTTTTATCAATTTTTTTGTAATAACTATCTTTTTCATCATATTTAAATTTCAAGCAAACAATATATTTTTCAGAATTGTGTATTCTACTCATTATTGGTTTCATAAAATATACTTCTTCATAACATTGTGACAAAATAGAAATTGCTTTCATTGATGATTTTGTATATGTTTCAAAAAATTTACATATAAAGTTTCCACCTTTTTTTTGAACTTTAAATGCTGATATAATTTGTCCAATTATTAGGAAATATGCTTTTTGTTCTTGGATTGTTTCTTCTCCTTCCCATTGAAACCCTCCATCTGCTGTTACAAAATCTGCTTTTTCATCTATTTGTTCTTGAAATAATTTAATTGTTTTAGGATCTGTTAAATCTCCATTATCTTTGTTGGGATTTTTATCTGCTTCTGCTTTGGGAACAGTTTCATGTTGATAAAAACGCTGTGGTTTTTCTTTCATGTAATAATCAGTAAAATTTCTTTCTAATGCTGGAACATTTTTAGTATCAGATTCTGGATCTAATGTTATTCCATAATATTTATCAGTTTTTGAATTTTTACCATATAATTCACGATAAAACATTGTTGCTTGAATAAATGACCCGGGCCCTTCTGCTAAATGTGCTGATACAAACTTTTTTTGTTGTGGATTAATTAAATTAAAACACATTAACAATTCCCATATTTTGTAAAAAGCTCTTGACAATAATTTTGGTTTCTTATCCAGTTCAAAATACTTTGTTTCAATGTTCCCAACACTTTCATTGTAATCATCAATATATCTTTCCATATCTGTTAATATCAAAAATAATTTTCTTTTTACAGTTTCAATATATTCCATTTTTTCTCTTGTTTGTTCTATAAAATGATGAAATCCATATTCTAATCTTGGATAATCAACAGTTGTTGAATATATTACATGGGGATCATAATTTAATATGTTATCTGTTATTTGTGGAATTTGTATACATAATGGTTGGTATTTAAATGACATTTATATTATAATATTTATATATATATAAATTATTTTATAATTATTTTTTTTTTCAATTTTTATTTTTGATATTTAATCAAATATCATTAAATATCAAAAATAAAAATTGAAAAAAGGATATTTAAATAATATTTACATATATATAAAAGAATTTATATATATATAAATATTATAATGTCAAAAATCGTTAATGACAATGATCAGATAAAATCATTATTTAAGTCTATGGATAAGTTCCATGAATTTGAAATAATATTTCATGGAATGAATCAATCACTTTTATCGTATAGAGAATATATTTTATTAACAAAATATTTAAAGTATAGAGCTAAAAGTGCTGACAATTTAATAATAACAGATACATTAGATATTTCATATAATCCAGAACGTGAAACTGTTTTTCGTTGTTCTATTGATGATAATGACAATATAAACAGAATAATGAAACAATTATCAACGAAAAAAAATCATATTATTTTCAAAACATTGGTTGAATTATCTAGAAAAAATCCATTTATAAAACTAATGAAGAAGGGAAAAAAAAGAGAAGAGTTTGTTGATGACAATGAATTTAATGTTAGATTTCGGTTATCATCAGAAGAAGATGTAACATCAGAAGAGTTGGAAAATTTGTTAACAATAACAGAAACAGCACGACATAAAATTAGATTTAGATATAAACAACGAACATCATTTTATGTTTACAATGAACATAATGAATTTGTGCGTATAGATTTAACACTTGTTAAAATGAATGATTCTTTTAATGATATAAATAATACAGTTCCAAATTATGAATTAGAAATTGAATATGGTTTAACTAAAGGAGATAATAAAAATGAAAAATGTTTAGATGTCATGTATGAAGAAATGACAAGATTGATTAAAGTATTGCAACAAAATATATATATAACAACAACAACAGTTCAAACCAATGTTTTAAATTCATGTAAAGAAAAATTTGGAAAGAAAACAATTGAATCACTCAATGATATAGCAAGACAGCCACAATCATTAGAAATACAACATTTAACAGAAATTTTACCAAATAAATATGCTGTTACAGATAAAGCAGATGGAGAACGATCACTTTTATATGTTTATGAAAATAAAACATATTTCATTTCAACAAATTTAGAAGTAAAAGATTCTGGTATAAAAATAAAAATGGAAAAATATAATGGAACAATTTTAGATGGTGAGTTAATTTTTCTAACAAAATACAATAGATATTTGTTTCTTGTTTTTGACTGTTTATATATTGGCTCTGATGATGTTAGACAATTGTCTAGTTTATTAGATCGTTTACATAAAGCAGATGATATGATCAATGATGTTTTTATAATGAAAGGGCAAAAACAAATTTTATATAATATTGATTTTAAATCTAAAATATTTGATTTAAATAAAATAATTGATTTACAAAAAACAAATTTTAAATATTATATTGAATCATTAAATCATGATATTCCAATTGAAACAATGTATCCATTGATACGAAGAAAATATTTTATGGATTCGTTGGGTGGTAAAAATTGTGAGATATTTGCCTATACAAATTTGTTATGGAATATTTATTTAAATGATTCTACTATTCAATATCCATATAGATTAGATGGTTTAATTTTTCATCCATTAATACAACAATATATTGCTGATCCACATGAAACAAAATTATTTGAATATAAATGGAAACCATCAACAAAAAATTCAATTGATTTTTATATTGAATTTGAAAAAGATAGAAAAACAGGAAAGATACTTAATGTTTATGATAATACACAATATGATTTAACAAAAAGTATTGATTCACATGATGAATATGATGAATATAATGAAAAATTAAATAAGGCAAATAAAATAGAACGAGTATATAGAATATGTAATTTATATGTTGGCACAAAAAGTGGAAATGACGAAGAAAAACCAATATTATTTGGAGAAAAAGAAGAATTGTATAAAGCACATTTGTATCTTAAAAATGGAGAAGTAAGAGATATTGATGACAATATTATTATTGATAATACAGTTGTTGAGTTTTACTATAACAATGATTCTAATGTTAATAAAGAAATGCGATGGGTTCCTATACGAACACGACACGATAAGACAGATTCTGTTATGAAATATCATAAAAAATATGGAAACGGAGCAAGAACAGCTGAAAAAATATGGAATAGTATAATGATTCCAATAAATCCAATAGATTTTTCTGAATTGGCAAATGAAACATTATATAATAAAAAAATTGATGAATTACGTGGAAAAATTGGATTAAAAGCAATTGTAACAACAATAAAAGAAGATAGTTATTATCAAGTAAAACAAAAAAATATAAGTAATATGAGAGCTTTTCATAATTTTGTAAAATCAATTATTATATCAACATTTTTAAATCCTAATTACAGAAAAAATAAACATGCAAGTGTTTTGGATTTTGGTATTGGAAAAGGTGGAGATATCAAAAAATATTATCATGCACAAATATCATTATGTGTTGGAATTGATAGAGATAATGAAGGAATTGTGTCACCTGTTGATGGTGCAATTGTTCGTTATGATGAACTTACTAAAATAAGATCAAATGTTCCTCCAATGTATTTTATCCACGCTGATCCAACAAGTTTATTAACATATGATGATCAAAATAGAATTTTAGGTGGGATGGATCAAAGAAATAAAGATTTATTTGATAAGTTTTTTCCTCCTGATGAATCAAAAATAGTAAAATTTGATTGTATATGCAGTATGTTTGCAATACATTACTTTTTAGGGTCACAAATAACATGGGATAATTTTAAAAAAAATATTAATTTGTATCTCAAAAATGGAGGATTATTGTTGGTATCAACAGAAGATGCCAGAAGAATAATGAAATTAATTGGAAGTAATAATAGATACAAAGCAGAAATAACAAATGATACTGGAAAAAAAGAAATAATTTATGATATTGTAAAATCATATACATGTTCTGAAAAAGATAAAGTTATTGGAATTGGAAATCCAGTTGATTTTTATATGTCATGGGTGTCTGAATTAACAGAAACATATATAACAGAATATTTGGTTGATTATAATTTTATTGTTCCTGAATTACTGAAGGATTGTGATTTAGAACTTATTGATTCTGACTATTTTGATAATCTTTTTCATTATCATAAAGAATTTTTTACACAATATGCTAAATATGAAACAGTTACAGAACAACGTAATTTTCTACTAAGCGCAAGTAACTATTATTCTAATTCTGATATTAATAATGTTTGTTATCCATTTTCAAGTATATCACGTTTTTATGTTTTTCGTAAAAAAGATATTTCAACTAATATTGTAAATTTAACAAAAGAAACAAAAGAAAAAAAAGAAAAAACAAATAAAGTAACAAAACAAAAGAAACAGAAAGGAGGTTTAAAGTTTGATATTGATACAATGAATGTTGGAAAAATGGGAAAATATGATGATGATTATTCGTTATATAATTCAATCCATCATGTTTTGATGACACAAAAAATTATTCCGAAAACTGAATCAATGCAAGAATTGTTTAAAGAACTAAATGTTAAAATAAGAAAAAATAATAAAATTACAAAAAATACAATTAAAAGTATTGGTGATAAACTAATATTTTCACATGAAACAGAAAAAGAAATCAAAAATGTTTTAGATGGAGTTGATATTGTGATTGTAGAAAAAGATTGTAATGATGAAATTGATGTAGAGCATTCAAACGAAAAAAACACAAAAAAAATACTTATTTTAAAAGAAAATGACAAATATGTTCCATTATATTCTTCTAATAAAACAGGAATATTTGATTCTGTTTAAAAATTGAAATTATATTAACATAAATCATATTTATGTTAATATATACAATATATTTGCCATGTTTTATGAATGGATATAAAATTATTAAGTATTATTAAAAGATTTCATACAATGAATAAATTTAAAAATTTAAGTTTATTTATTGAT